GAGCACTAACGGCATTAGACGTTCCGAGATGGAGAAGTGCTTCTACACGCTTGCAGACGGAACAACCGTTGACGCAATGGTTCGTGAGGACCGTGGCAAGAAGAGCTAAGTGTCCAACGGCAAAGAAGATTGCCTGGACATCAAGGGTCAAGGCACAGAGACATCTGTTCAGTCTCCTCAATAGCAGGAGAGACGAGAACAGCAACAAGCTACATACCTATAGGTGCGTTTGTAACAAGTACCACGTAGGCCACTACACCACTAACACACAAGGAGTAAAGACATGAAGCTAAGGATTGAATGGCCGGATGACGGAGGCGCAATCGATGCAGAGGCTGATAACAAGGAAGCCTTGTACGACATCGTAGACAGAGCCAATTACGTCCTCTGGGGAAAGTCTGCACGCCGGATGTCAGCAATGACGATGGATGAGGCAGACAAGATGATTGGTCAGTCTCCACGGAGACCACGATGACGCGAGAAGAACTCATTTCCGACATTGCAACTGGCAGAACTGTTGCTGAGCGATTGCCTCTCTACAAGGCAGCAATGGACTTGGGTCTCTTGAACTATCAAGAGATTCAGAGACTCATTCGCAACGCTGAGCCGGTACAGAAGACGCCGGTTGCAAAGAAGACATCAACCCCCAGGAGGAAGAAGAATGAACCAAACACAGATTGACGCAATCAAGGAAGAGATTGCCGAGACACAGGCAGCTATTGACAACCTGACTCAGCTAATTACTGATGACAACTTTGCAATTAATCAGGCTAAGAAGAGTCTATCTCTTCACAACGGAGCACTTCAGCAGCAGCAGGCAAAGCTTGTAGCACTGAACGAGGGTCTTGTCTGACCCTGGGGGAGTACCCCTCCCCACCCCGGCAGGTTGACGCACCACCGGCATAGTGTCGCTCTCCCCCCGGAAAATATTCCGAAAAGGGATGGAGCGAGGGATTAGCGAGAGGGCTAATCCACAAATACCGGCAGGCATAGGCACGTATTAGCGTGCGCAAACTATCTCCTTAGGATGTTCCGCCTATGCCTGCCCACAAACTTTAAAAGGAGGACTGCAATGTCTTTGACTGAAGCCGTAGCAACCGGCGACAAGTACACGATTCTCAAGGCGTTGCAGGAACACCTTGCAGAGTCTCTGGATAACGGAGTATCCGACAGAGACCGTGCACCACTGGCACGTCAATTGGCTGACGTGACAAACCAGCTTGACGAAATCAAGCCACCTGAAAAGGAATCGGCTGCTGACCGTATCCGACGAGAGGCAGCAGAGAGGGCAAAGGCTTAACAACTGAAAGGAGGCTGACATGACCCTGACAATGATTCGGGGCAATCAGACTCCATCGGTTGTCTATCCACAGCCATACGTCAGCACAGACGCTGACCTTGCTGTTGACCTGGTGCAGTCCTACGCCGGTACGCCGGACGAGTGGCAGAAGTACTGCCTTGACCTAATCCTTGGCAAGCGAGAGAACGGCTTGTGGTGTGCGAACACCGTAGGCATTTCCGTACCAAGGCAGAACGGTAAGAACTACATTCTTGAAGTCTTTGAACTCTACGTCACAGTCATTCTGGGATTGAGGGTTTACCACACGGCTCAGGAAGAGCGAACGTCACGCGAGCACTTCAAGCGAATGAAGAAGTACTTTGAAGACGTTCCCGAGCTACGCCGTGAGGTCAAGAAAATCTCCAACACCAACGGAGACTTTCACGTTGAACTTCACAACGGCGGAATGCTGTATCTCGGTACTCGTACCAAGAATGCTTCCCGTGGATTCTCCGTAGACATCCTGATTATGGATGAGGCTCAGCACCTGGACTCTGAAGCCCTTGAGGCTCTGGGACCAATCATCTCTGCATCCAAGAACCCAATGCAGATTTTCACGGGTACTCCACCAGGACCATCAATGAGCAGTGAGGTCTTCTCCAACTTGCGTAAGCATGGAGTTGACCAGTCCATGCCGTTGATGATTTGGCTTGAGTGGTCAGCCGACGATGACGCTGACCTTGACTCCGAAGAAGCATGGGCTCAGGCAAACCCTGGCTATCCCTTGAGGATTAGCAAGGAAACCATTCAGCGTGAGCGAGCAACCAACGTCAATGACGATGCGTTTGCACGTGAGCGTTTGGGCATGTGGCCACAGAAGGCATCCACTGGCGTCATCGATATGAAGCAGTGGCTGGACCTAACTGACAACAAAGCTCAGATGGAAAACCCCGTTGTCTTTGGGCTTCACGTCAACGCTGACCGTGACCGAGCAAGCATCTGTGCAGCCGGGTATTCACGAAAGCTCGTTGATGGACAGTGGGAAGTCAGGACTCACATTGACGTTGTTACCGAAGTCGGTACGACATGGGTCGTTGACAAAATGGCTGAGCTTGCAAAGACGCACAGGAACTTTGGCGTCGTAATCGACAACAAGTCACAAGCTGCTGCATTGAAGCGAGACCTTCAGCGCGCAAAGGTGCGAGTCATTGAACTCAACTTCCCAGAGCGTGCAAGAGCAGATGCCGACTTCCTTGAAGCTATCCAGCTTGGGAACGTCAGCCACGGAAACCAAGAGGCTTTGACTGAAGCATGCGCCATTGCCGAGAAGCGCTGGAGCAATGAGCAGTGGCTTTGGAGCAACAAGACAACCGGTGGAGACATCACTCCGTTGGTTGCATCAAGCATGGCCTATTCAGTTCTTGCAAAGAAGAAGACAGCACCAACTGACAAGCCTGCCGACGAAGATTCGCCGGTAAAGCCAAAGCGAAAGGGACGCGCAACTGTCCTTAGATAACAGAATTATGGAGGAGCCATTACATGGCAAACGAAAACGTGGCTCTCCACCTTGAGACTCTGACGCTAAACAGCGACGAAGTCGCTTTGGTGGAAGAGATGATTCAAACCCTTGCCTATTACGAGACAAGGAATAGGCTCAAGGCTGCCTACTACGACGGTAGGCACAAGGTTGAGCAGCTTGGAATTGCAATTCCTCCAAGCCTTGAAGGCATTAGAACTGTCGTAGGTTGGCCAACCATTGCCGTTGATGCTCTTGACGAGCGTCTTGACTGGCACGGATGGGCAACTGTTGATGGTGATGACTTCGGCTTGGGTGACATCTACCGAGCAAATGACCTGGACGTTGAGTCCGGCCTTGGTCACCTTGACACTCTCATGTACGGAACCGGCTTTATTACAGTTGGTCCTGGTGACCCAAGCGAGGGTGAACCAGATGTCCTAATCACTGTCGAGTCCGCTCGATACATGACAGGAATTTGGAATCCACGAACCCGCCGACTTGATGCGGCATTGAAGGTCATGGAATCCGATGGTGGCAACGTCAATGAAGTCATGCTCTACACACGCACCGAGAGAATTTGGGCAGTCAACGTTCAGGGAATCTGGAATGTTGTTGACCGTGTAGACCATGGCGGTAACGGAAGAGTCCCGGTTGTTCAGTTGACCAATCGTCCTCGTGCATCACGCACAGGCGGTAAGTCAGAAATCACACCGGCTGTCCGTTACTACACAGACCATGCCGTCAGGACTTGGTTGAACATGGAAGTCAACCGAGAGTTCTACTCATCTCCACAGAGATACGTCCTTGGTGCAGATGCTTCTGTCTTCCAGGACGAAGACGGCAACATGACTCCTGCATGGGAGTCCTACATTGGTCGTTACCTTGCATTGCCAAGCCAGCCTAAGAATCCGGAGATGGAGCCAGACGGCACAGAGATGCCGGACGACTTCGTAACTCCAACGGTTGGACAGTTCCAGGCATCCAGTCCCGCACCGATGCTTCAGGAAATCCAGGGGCTCTCACAGGCTATGGCTGCTGAGACAGGAATGCCTGCCCACTACTTGGGATTCATCAGTGACAACCCAGCATCTGCTGACGCAATCCGAGCAGGGGAGTCACGTCTAATCAAGCGCGCTGAGAAGCGTATTGCTATGTTCTCTAAGTCATGGCGTGAGGTTGGACGTTTGGCCTTGCTCGTGCGTGACGGTGCATTGCCAGACAACATCAATGACCTTGACGTTGAATGGGCTGACCCTGCAACGCCAACACGCAGTGCGGCTGCCGACGAGGCAGTCAAGCTGTCCTCTGGTGATGACCCAATCATCCCAAGAAACTCCGTTGTCCTTTACAAGAGACTCAACCTGTCTCCACAGGAACAGCGTCAGTTGGAGAGCGACAAGCGTAAGGCTTCAGCGTCTCAGCGAATCGCTGACATTGCTGCTGCCACCAAGGCTTTGGGCGCATCCGCTCAGACGGCTCCTGAATCCCCTGTGACGGAGGAATAAGCCATGGCCACGGTAGAAGCCCTCAATGAGTTCAGAAGCGCTCAGAGAGGGCTTGTAGACCTGGCCGTTGCCGAACTGGCTGACTTCTGGGCAACCCTGAACCCTGAAGACGCTGTAGCGACCAGTCGAGCACTGCAAGCCTTCCTGCCAGCACTCATTGACGAGTATGGCGACATGGCAGCTTCCGTAGCTGCTGACTTCTACGAAGGTCTGAGGGAGGAAGCCGGGGTTAAGAAGAGGTTCAAGACCCTGCTTGCTGACCCAGTACCAGGAGAAGCAATTCAGGCGAACGTCAGATACAACCTCACGCCACTATTCGGCAAGAGCGACCCTGACCAAGCCCTCTCAAACCTGCACCTTGTGACTGATAAGGCAGTCAAGGCATCAGGCAGAGAAACAGTTGCATTGAATGTGGAACGCGACCCTGCACAGGCTCG